TTTGCTACTTTACAGCGTGAACAATAAAGTAGCACTTATAGATATTCACTAGGGAACTGGTAGGGATCCTCAGCCTAGTGAATTTCTATAAGTAGGGTTGACAAAATAAAAATCGTACTTATATAATATAGTAGAACGCCACAATGGGTTCTATTAATTAACTTGCTTAACAAAGGAGATAAAATGACTAATAAAGCAATTTCAATTTTCAATCAATTAAGACCACTATCAGTAGGATTTGATGATGTGTTTGACCACTTCCAAGATATGTTCAATCATCAACACGATTCTATAAGTGTTCCTAGTTATCCACCATACAATATAATTAAGACAGGAGACCACAAGTACGATATACAAGTGGCACTTGCTGGTTATAGTAAGAAAGATGTAGAGATATCTTTTGAGGATAGCGTCCTAACTATCAAGTCTGTTAAAGACAATGATGTTAAAGAGGTTGAAGAAAACGAGGGTATGCTACATAAAGGCATAGCCAAAAGAATGTTTACAAAGTCTTTTACAATCGCTGAAGATGTTGAAATCAACGGTGCTGAACTGAAAGACGGTCTATTATGTGTATCTATGGAACGAATTATTCCAGAACATAAGAAGGCTAAAACTATTAAGATTAAGTAGTTTAAACGCATTGAGGCGAGGCAGCATTGACTTCCTCGCCTTTTTAGTATATACTGACAGTATGAATAATTTATATAATGACAAAGGAGTGAATATATGAACATAAGTGAAAACACCCTATCGGTGTTAAAAAACTTTTCAGACATAAACCAAAACATTTTGGTTAAACCTGGGAATAAGATTCAAACTATTTCTACAATGAAGAATATTTTAGCAGAAGCTGAAGTATCAGAAAAGTTTGAAAGTGAGTTTGCTATATATGACTTACCTGAATTTTTAAGAGCAGTTGATTTGTTTCAAAAACCTGCATTGAAATTTAACGGTGGTTCAAATGTAACTATAGCATCTGCCGACACTAAACAATCAATCAAATATTTCTTTGCTGATAAGTCAGTTATTGTTGCACCAACAAAAGCAATCAATATGCCAGATCAGTATGTATCTTTTACTTTAAAGAAAAGTGATTTTGAAAGATTACAAAAAGCAATTACTACAATGAATTTACCAGATGTTGCCGTATCAGGTGATGGTAAAAACATTAAGTTAGTTGCTACTGATAAAAAGAATAAATCTTCTAATGACTATTCTGCTGTAATCGGAGAAACTGATAAGAAGTTTACTGCTTACTTTAAGGCAGAGAACTTAAAGATTATTGGTGACGATTATGATATAGAAATCTCACAACAAAAGATAAGTCATTTTGTTAACAGGAACAAACCTGTACAATATTGGATCGCACTAGAACCTGACTCTGAATTTTAAGGAGTTAGTCTATGGCAGATTTTTTATGGGTTGAACAGTACCGACCTAAAACAATAGAGGACTGTATTCTACCAGAACAAACTAAAAAGACATTTTTAGAATTTCTTAAACAAGGAGAAATACCTAATATGTTGTTGTCAGGTACAGCAGGCACAGGTAAGACTACTGTTGCTCGTGCTTTATGTGAACAACTTAACGCTGATTACATCATAATCAATGGTTCAGACGAAGGTCGTCAAATAGATACCTTGAGGCATAAGATTAAGAACTTTGCTTCTACTGTATCTTTCAATACGGAATCCAAACACAAAGTCGTTATAATAGATGAGGCAGACTATATGAATGCTGAATCTGTACAACCTGCTTTGCGTAATTTCATTGAAACATTTTATAAGAATTGTAGGTTTATATTAACTTGCAACTATCCTTATAAATTTATTGAACCATTAAGAAGTAGATTTACACAAATAGACTTTAAGATAGTCAATGGTCAAAAAGTGAAGACAGCAACGGCTTTACTCACTAGACTAGGTAAAATCCTTGATGAACAAGAGGTATCTTATGACAAGAAGGTACTTGCTGAGTTGATCCAGAAACATTATCCAGACTTCAGAAAGACTATTAATGAACTACAAAGATATTCAGTTAATGGTAAAATTGATAGTGGTATCTTCTACAATCAAAAAGAGGCAGATATAAAGAGTTTATTTGCGTCTTTGAAGAAGAAAGACTTTAACGAAACTAGAAAATGGGTAGTGAATAGTTTGTCCGTAGCACCGGCTGATCTGTTTAGAATTATCTATGACTCGTCTAAAGACCATCTACAACCTCAATCTGTACCTCAAGCAATACTTTTATTAGCAGGATACCAATATAAATCAGCATTTGTAGCAGACCAAGAGATAAATATGGTTGCTTGTTTGACTGAAATAATGGCGACTTGCAAATTTAAATAAATTATTAAAGAGGATACAATGGCACGAAGAACATTTTGGCGAACAGCTATAGTCAAATTGCGAATGTGGTATGCAGATATACGAGGACATCACGGTAAGAGATATAATTACGAACCAGGTGATTGGTATATGGGCAGACATAACAGACGCAACAAATAATGGCATACGAATTAAAAGAATACTTAAAAGCGATTAATGAGTCTAAAGAGGACTTGATGAAATCAGATGAAACCTGGATCAAAAAGTATCCAGCATACATCATTAATCGTTGTTTATCTATGTTTTGGGATACTCTACCTCAAGCAAATGAAATGAATGGTTATCACTTCCTAAGTAATCAGGTTCAGTTTCAATTTTTAATAAATAGTGTAAGAAAGAAAAAACGATTTGGTGGTCGCTGGTTAAAGCAATCCAAATTGTCTTCTTTAGAGTATGTGAAAGAGTATTACGGCTACAGTAATGAAAAGGCTAAAGAAGCTCTCAACATACTTTCAAATAAACAAATTGAAGATATTAAAGAATCCTTGACAAAAGGTGGGAGAAAAAAATGAGTGAAGAAATACAATGGTCGCCTGAAAGTATGTTAGAAGTAACTATCAAACAGCCAGATGACTTTCTAAAAGTTAGAGAAACTTTAACAAGAATCGGCGTTGCAAGTAGAAAAGATAAAACACTATTTCAATCGTGTCATATACTGCACAAACAAGGTAAATATTACATAGTACACTTTAAAGAACTTTTTGCTTTAGACGGCAAGAAAGCAACTTTAGTTGAGAATGATATTCAAAGAAGAAACACAATCGCAATCTTATTACAAGACTGGAACCTAATTGATATAGTTAATAAAGACGAGGCAAATAACAAGGCGCCTTTAAGTCAGATAAAAGTATTACCATTTAAAGAGAAAAAAGAATGGAATTTATCTGCTAAATATAACATAGGTAAAAAGATTACAACAGATAGCGATAATGCAGATACCAAAGTTTAAAGAATTTTTTGTAGAACAAGATTTAGAGCGTAAGCAGAAACCTATTTCTGTTGCTATTATTACGATAGCAGACTCTAAGGATCCTAAAGAGAATACAACTGCTGATCTTATATCAAAAGCGTGTAAGAAAAAAGGCATAGAATGTATTATCGTTAATACAAAAACTACAATCATAACAGACAAAGACGAAGATAAAAATACATTAACAGTTTATAACTATGATGGCAAAGGTGCTAAACATACCTTTACTGGCAAAGATACTGTTTGTATGACTAGAGGTGGTGCGTTAGAAGACGAAGGTGGACTATCTTTAATATCTGCTTTTCAAAACTCACAAGCATTTATGGTAAACACAAGAGCAGCAATGCTAACTTGTGATAATAAATTAACTTCAGCATTATTGTTTGAAAAATTTGGTATACCTACACCTAGAACTGCGTATGTATCTAATGAAAGTAATGTGAAAACTGCGTTAGATAAAATTGGTGGTAAGTTTCCTATCATAATGAAAACACTAACAGGTACACAAGGTGTTGGTGTAATTAAAATTGAAAGTTATGAAGGTCTTATGGCAACTATTCAGGCAATGTGGAAACTAGAAGCAGAATTGTTGATACAAGAATATATGAAAACAGATTTTGATGTAAGAACTTTTGTAGTAGATAACAAAATATTTGCAAGTACAAAAAGAACTCATAGTAGTTATGACTTCAGATCAAATACACATAGAGGTGCTGAAGCAGAACCATATAAATTGAGTGAAGAAGAAATAGAATTAGCATTAAAAACTGCTAGATTATCCAGAGCATATATGTGTGGTGTAGATCACATAGTTTACAAAGGTAAACCTTATGTGTTAGAAATAAACGGTAGTCCAGGATCAGGTGCTGACTACGAAGGTTATCAGTACAAAGATTATTATTCTGATCCAGAACCATCAGGTAGAATAGATGGTGAAACTATGATGTCTTATGTAATAGATTGGGTAAAAGATAGAACTCATTGGGATAGACAATCACTTATAGAATGTGGTTGGTTAGAAACTATGGAAGTAGATGAAGTAGGAAAAGTTAGAGTTAAGTTTGATACAGGTAATGGTTCTGAAGCTTGTGCTTTACACGCAGATGAAATTTTAGAATCAAAAGGCAAAATTGTAAAATGGAAATACAATGGCAAAGTTTATACTAAACCTAAAAAAGGTGTTAGTAAAGTATTCAGATCAAACGCTACAAACGAACCATCTGAAACAAGACCAACTGTTTCTATGGCACTTACATTTAACGGATTTACATATCCAGATGTAGAAGTAGGACTAGATAGTAGACCTAGATCAGGTTCAGACCTACTAGTCAATAGAGATTTAATGCGACAGATGAATATTGCTGTTAATCCTAATAGAACTTTTGTCCTAAGCAAACGATTAAGACCTATTGATAAAGATGGAAAAGAAGATAAAGTTGGATTTGAAAAGAAATAGCAGCTTGACAAATGTATCAAAGTGTGATACTATTAGACAATAACAATAACGGAGAAATATAATGCAAGAAGTGAAAATACTAAGGCTCTCTACTGGCGAAGATGTAATCGCTAAAGTAGGTGAGAACGATCAAGGGATTAGTCTAAAAAATCCTTTCGTAATAATACCTCAACAATCAGCACCAGGACAACCAATATCTTTGATGATGTCATTGTACAATGCTTTCGGTAAAAGTGATACTGTTACAATTGCAAAAGATAAAATTGTTTTTCAAACTGATCCTAAAGAGGAAATATTAAAATCTTATGAACAAAATACAAGTAAGATATTAACACCTAAAACAAGTTTAATAACAGAAACAAGTATACCATCATTGAAGTGATAACAGTTTACTTTATACGGACTAACAACGAGAAAGTCTGTGTTGAAGTGCCTGAAGGAACTACTTTAATGCAAGCGGCTCGTGAAGCAAAGTTAAGAGAGATACCTGCCGATTGTGGTGGTAACTGTGCTTGTGCTACTTGTCATATACATTTAACT